AAAACACAAGAAGAGATTGCTATTGAAATGATGAAGATCACTCTGGAGGCTCTACGTGATTGGGCAGGGGGTGGCGCATCTGTCACGCAAGAGTCGCTTGAAGAGATCCATTCTATTTGCAGTAAAGCAGTAGACAGATATGCGGAGGCGAAAGCATGAAGTATCTACTTAAAAGAATAGAAGAGAACAAGGGCATGATATACGGCAAGGACATTCTTACTGTCATGAGTATCATGGAGAGGAAGGGAACGCTGACATCACAGGAAACTGCCGTTAAGAACTTAATAGAGACTTACCAAAAACAAGGGAAATAGAGAGATGAATAGAAAACAACAAATTAGAGTGGCAAGAAAGCAGGTAAAAAATAGAACACCTTATCTGAGAAGAGTACAGACAATAGAGCCAGAGAGTAGGTTTATTTATCTAACATTAGAGTGGGAAAAGCTATTAGTTAGATTGGCTACTGTTGACAATCCTTATGATAGAAAATATTTTGTAAAATAATTCACCTAGACCCTTGACAAGTGTTAAGGGTCTATGATAAATTAGATTTTTAAATCAATGGAGAATGAAGATGAAAAAGACACCAGTAAAATTCTCAAATCGTAGTCGTAAGATCGAGATGGAGAAGCAAGCAGTTAGAACACAAACTGACAAGGTGGATGAACAGCGTTATCTCTATTACGCTGGAGTGGTGGGACGGGTTAACACAATCAAGAAGATGAAATAGGAGACAGCGAAATGGATAACAAAACAGCGAAATTACACGCCAAAATTCGTAAGATGATGGCAATGGCAGAACGGGCAGAGGGCAACGAGGAAGAAGCAGCAGTAGCGGCACGAATGGTTGAGAAACTGATGCGCAAGCATAACCTCTCAATAGGTGAAGTGAGCCCCGAACAGATGAAGAGTGATATTCTAGGGAAAGAGTGGGATAAGATGAAATGGACTCCAGGAAGATGTCCAATATGGGTGACTAATATTGCCATTGCTATCAGTGGGGTTTACGATACTTTTGTGACTTTTACTGCAGCAAACTATAATGACAACCATGTAGCTAAACAGCAGATGAATTTGAGATTTGTAGGGACTGATCTAGACGTTCAAGTTTCTTTGGATATGTTCAGTTACTTGTACACTACTATAATCCGACTCACAGACAAACATTTCAAAGAGAATCCAACTCCACAAGGGAAAGCTAGGACGTTCAAGAATTCATTCAGGGTGGGAATGGCAAACCGTTTAAGAGAACGCCTTTCTGAACTTAAAACTGAGCGTGAGAGAGAGTTTGAGAAAGTTGGATCGGCTCTCATAGTGGTCAAACAAGGTGCAATCTCTGATTTCCTTGGTTACAAGGCACAATATGGAACCTCAAACCGTAAAAGTTCACACGCAGACAGCGCATACACAGCGGGTTATAAGACAGGTGGTAACGTGAGTCTGAACTCACAGCTAAGTTGATTACTAGGGAGTCTGGTAGTTGACAATTGCCAGACTTCCATTAAAATTTTACACACTTTTAACAGCGAAATGGAGAAATGAAGATGAAATACACACATATTAAATTTGAAGACGCAGAGAAGTTTTACACGGTAGAGGACAAACCACTCACTATTGTAAAAGTTAAAACTGGTAGGTGGTTGCTTACTGATCCAGATGGAAACGTAATTCATTCTGCCACTTCACAAAAGTCTTGTGTGACTGTGGCAGAGGAATTTGTAGTTGAGCAAGCAAAGAAGAGCGTAAACCTTAATAAGTTGCGTTTTGGCAAAAGTATCACTGAGGAAACCATTGAAGAGTACAACCACCTTGTTTGGGGTGACGTTTATGAAGTCCAGCGTGTATACATGCATGATGGCCATTATTGGATGGCAGACGTAGTACACATTGCTACTGGCAAAGTGGTTGAGAATCTCAGAATGGATTACTTCCTCAATTACATGAGAGTACCCGCTGGAACTGGAACTAATGATGATGTCAAGGCACAACTCAAACTGAAGAGGGCAGCATAATGTTACCTCCTGATTTGACCCGACCATTGACTAAACCCGTGCCCAACTACATAGAGATAGTTTTAGAAGGCGTTATTGCTCTTGCGCTATTTCTGGTATTGCTTGTACCGTGGTTGATTTTCTAGATCTTCCAGATGAAGAAGACTTTCTCGCTCTACCTTGTAATGAGGTAGAGCGAAATTTTTTGAAAGAGCGTAAATCTATAGATGAACTGTTCAACCCTTTTGTCACAGAAAAGGAAAGTGTAGATAGGGAATTTATGCGTGCGGGTATTAGATCACAGTAAATTATACAGTTGACACCAGTAACCTATTACTGTACAATGTATAGCAGTATATTTACGAGTTACATAAATGGCAGCAGTAAGATTTAAAAAAGAGTATTGCGAACAAGTTTATAGATTATGCCTATTAGGTGCGACTAATAAAGCTATTGCAGACTTTTTCCATATTACAGAACCCCAACTAGCAGTATGGCAGAAGGAACATATAACTTTCGATCAAGCCATACACGAGGGAAAGGTACAGGCTGATGCTAGAGTAGCGCAATCTTTATATAAACGTGCTTGTGGATATGACGCGCCAGATGAGAGGATATTTCAGTATAATGGTGAACCTGTTGTAGTGCCTACTACTAAACATTATCCACCAGACGTTAAAGCCGCTATGTTCTGGTTAACTAACCGCGCTCGTGACCAATGGAAAAACGCTCCAGACGCAGAACTTCAAACAAACTCTGCACCCATGTTCAAAGTTACTCTGACAAAGACTAATCCAGATGTATGAGGTAGCATTAACTGAGCCTCAATCTAGAATGTTTGAAATGGAAGCTAAATTCCCATTGTTTGTAGCAGGGTTTGGTGCAGGGAAGACAGAGACACTTATAACCAATGTGATGCGTGATATATTTAGTTATCCTGGAGCTGATGTAGGCACTTACGCGCCAACATTTGACACTCTTAAATTGAATCTTGTTCCACGTTTAGAGGAAACATTAGCTCTTAGTAACATACCTTATATTCTTAATAAGAGCGAATACATTTTTTACATTAAAGGGCATGGTAAAATTATCATGCGGTCAATGGATAACCCCGCTCGCATTATTGCCTATGAAGTGTTCAGGTCTCACATAGACGAGATCGACACTATGTCAAAGGATAAGGCAGAAGAGGCATGGAATAAGGTTGTAGGGCGTAACAGGCAGAAAGTTAAAGGGGCACTTAATACTGTTAGTGCTTATACTACCCCAGAAGGGTTTAATTTTGTTTACGATAAGTGGGCAAAAGACCCAGTTAAAGCAAAGGTATTAGGTTATGAGTATGTCACTGCCCCCACTTACTCTAATCCCCATCTACCAGATGATTACATTGATGGCCTTAAAGCTACATACCCTGAAGCGTTAGTACAGGCTTATATTGAGGGTAAATTTGTAAATTTGACTAGCGGTGCAGTATATGTAGAGTTTGATAGAGCCACCTGCCATACTGATATAGTGCATAATAAAAAAGAATATGAACCTGTACATATAGGTTTGGATTTCAATGTCAATAACATGTCAGCAGTTGTGCATGTGATTAGAGGTGGTCAAGCATATGCAGTAGATGAGATAACAAGAGGCCGAGATACTCCAACTACTATACAAACTATTAATAATCGTTATGAGGGTTGTTCTGTTATAATTTACCCTGATGCCTCTGGTGGTTCGACTAGTACTATGGGGGCAAGCTTGAGTGATATCAGTTTACTTAAGAGCGCGGGGTTTAAAGTAGACGCTCCTAAGAAGAATCCTTTTGTCAGAGACAGAGTACTGAGTATGAATAGTGCATTTAAGAGTGATACCTTATGGGTTAATACAGAAAAATGCCCAGAGTATACACTTTGTTTGGAGCAACAAGCATATACTGATAAAGGCGAACCAGATAAAACAAGCAACAACGATCATCTACCAGATGCAGGGGGGTACTTCACTCATAGAAAGTATCCAGTCATTAAGTCTAAGCCTAAAAAGGCAAAGGTTGTAGGGTACTAATATGGGAATTGAAAGCACACATCCGCATTATGAAAAGTTTAAAGCTCAATGGCAACGTTGCAGAGACACTTACGAAGGCGAGGATGCAGTAAAGTTTAGAAAAGAGTCTTATTTACCTAAATTAGGCAAACAAGATGATACTCAATATACTGCGTATCTTACTCGCGCCACTTATTATAATTCTATGCATCGTACAGTCAAAGGTTTGGTAGGAGCGGTATTACGACTTGAGCCTATAATTGAAGCTCCTACTATAATGGAGAATTTATTTAAGGATATCACTAACACTGGTGTATCTTTGAATGATTTTATAGAAGGGGTGTTAACAGAACAACTTTTAATGGGAAGGCAAGGAGTTCTTATTGACCATGATGGTGAACGCCCATATTTGACAGGCTACACTACTGAACAACTGACTAACTGGTTAGATGGGCGTATTGTCTTAGCAGAAACTTATCGAAATTCTAACCCAAATGATAAATATGAATCAACATATGAAACACAATATCGGGAGTTAGTAATAGAAAATAACCGTTTTATAGTGTACATATGGCGAGAAGTTGAAGGGAAATGGGTAATTGTTGATGAAATTACTCCAGTAAATAAAGGTATCACTTTTGATGAAATACCATTTGTAGCTGTGAGCCAAGATGGTTCTAATTTAGTACCAGAAACACCCCCACTGTTATCACTGGCGGATATGAACTTGAGTCACTTTAGGACTAGTGCAGACTTAGAGCATGGCAGACACTTTACGGCCTTACCTACACCTTATGTAACTGGGGTTGATGAAGATTCTGAATTGACTATTGGTTCAGGAACTGCATGGATTCTACCTGATGTGCAGAGTAAAGCGGGGTATCTAGAGTTCACAGGTCAAGGTTTGAAAGCTCTCGAAGTTGCCATGGAAGAAAAGCGATCTATGATGGCTGCTTTAGGGGCGCAACTACTCGAAGGCCAAAAGAATGGAGTAGAAGCGGCAGAGACTGTACGATTACGGCAAAACGCAGAAGCTTCCACTCTTGTATCTGCCGTAAAGAGTGTAGAGACTGCAGTACAACAGGCGTTAACCAAAATGGCGGAATGGATGGGCGTAACAGATAGCATTACTGTAGAGTTGAATACAGATTTTGTTGATGCTAAACTTCCTGCAATAGAAATGACTGCGCTCATGCAAGCATGGCAGTCTGGGGGTATTAGCCATGAAACATTCTTATGGAACTTACAAAGAGGTGAAGTATTACCTCCTGAGATGACTATCGAAGATGAACGTGACCGCATTGATGGGCAGCTAGGAATAATAGAGAGTGGTGAATAGTGGACGAAGTTAATAAGGTGGAGGTGCATACAGCAGCTATTCCTTCTGATCTCTTTGAGCTATTCGTTGATGGCACAGAGATCCACAATGTGATGGAGTGGAGTGTTGGGGGAGAGGCAGGGGGCTTAACTGCTGTGACTATTAAGTTCTACGCAGACATAGATAATGCCAACAGTTAACGAAAAAGTAAAGGATGCTATTATCAAGCATTCTGTAGATCTCAACCGTTTAGAGATCCAAATGAAAAAAGAAGTTGTTGCGGAGCTACGGAAATTAGAAAAAGAATTAGTACAGCAAATAGAACGCTCTAAAATATGGACTGTAAAAAGAGAACAGACTAAACGCAAAGAACTTGCCTTATTCCTCAAAACGATAAAAGCACGTATAGATAAAATATATGCTGAAATCCAACAACGTTACATTGAAAATTTAGCTGCCATCGCCAAAATAGCAGAAGCCCAAACAGTTCATTCAATCAATAAAGCAATTAAGGTTGACATATTAGAGGCTAAAATGAGTAAGCCTATGCTTAAAGCAATCGCCTCTAATACATTAATCGAAGGCGCACCGAGTAAAGAATGGTGGAAACGTCGGAGTGAAATGTATCTGACTAAGTTCAAGGATATTGTTCGTAGAGGCATGACCACTGGACAAACCACTCCAGAAGTAGTTTCTGCATTAATTGGGACTAAAGTTAACCATTTCAAAGATGGTGCGTTATTCACTCAATACGCGGGGACAAAGGCTTTAGTTAGAACGTCTATTCAGACTGTGGCTAATCAAGCGCGACTTGATACGTACCGTGCTAATGATGATATCGTAAAAGGTATCGAATGGAGCGCCACTTTTGACCAACGTACATCAGAGACCTGTATGGCACTAGATGGCCTGCAATGGGATTTGGAATATCAACCACTGGGGCATGGTACTCCCTTTCCTGGAGCAACAGCTCATTGGAATTGCCGTTCTACTACCGTAGCCATCACAAAGAGCTGGAAAGAATTAGGGGCAAAAGGTAAGTTCAAAGAGATTTCACCGAGTACTAGAGCTAGCATGGACGGACAAGTTAGCGGTAAGATGAACTACGGAGACTGGCTTAAAACGAAGAGCAGCGCTTTTCAGAAAGATGTTCTTGGTGCTAAAAAGTACGAATTGTGGAAAAAGGGAAAATTGAATTTTACTGATATGGTAAGCGGGAGCGGCAAGCCCCTAACTATTCAGCAGATTGAGCGGAAACTAAATATTTAGAATTTTAACTAGTCGGAGACTAAAATGAGTGAAGAGAAAGATGCGGCAGTGTCGCAAGAGCAGTATGATGAAGTAAAAGGCAAGTTGGATGAGTTCAGAGGTAACAATGTAAAACTGATGAAAGACATGGAGGCCTTGCAGAGTAAATTTGCTGACATTGATTTAGACCAATATGCAGAGATGATGCAGAGAGCAAGGGATCAAAAGGACAAGAAGCTGATTGATGCGGGTAAGATTGATGAGTTATTAGAAGAACGCACTAAACGGATGCAGGAAGATCATGCAAAAGCTTATAATGGACTCAAAGACGAGAACAGCACGTATCAAAGACAGTTGGAAGGGTTAATGATTGATGCAGCTGTCAGGGATCATGCTGCACAACACGGTGTTGCCCCTACCGCTATTGATGATGTATTGCTCAGGGCTAAGGCTGTGTTCAAGCTCAAGGATGGACAAGCTGTACCTATGGATGGTGATGGGAATGTCATCTATCAGGCGGGAGCAACAGAACCAATGGGAGTAGATCAATGGGTTAAGGGATTGACAGAGTCAGCTCCTCATCTATTTGCGTCTTCTAGTGGATCAGGATCACAGCACGGTAGTGGTGATAATAATGGTAAAGGTGATAAAACAATAACTAGATCAGAATTTGATAATATGAATCAAGTTGCCAGATCAAAATTTGCTACAGAGGGGGGTAAAGTAGTTGACAATTAATTTTATGTGGGGTATAGTTTTCGTAAAAGTTGACAGATGCCCTACATAAGGTATAGTTTACTAGTGACAGAGTCACACAACAGTTGCAGAGCAATTGATATTAGCTGTTTAGAGTTGAATTTACTCTAAACGAATTTAAATTGATTTAAGGATTTGATACAATGGCAAATACATTGACTAACCTTGCAGCTGATATCTACAAGGCTGCAGATACCGTGGGACGAGAGCTTGTTGGCTTTATCCCTTCTTCTACAATTAACGCAGACACCGCTAGAGTAGCTTTGAATGACACTGTTCGTTCACACTTCACTCGTACAGCTTCTGCAACTAGTATCTCCGAGTCAATGACTATTCCTCAGGGAACAGATCAGACCGTTGATACTAAGACAATGACTATCGATAATGCTCG